TATAACCACCGCAGGAACCGTTAGGGAGGCCATATTTGACGACCTTTACAGCTATGCCTGCCAAGTGGTGGACGGGACATTTGAGGACGACACTTTCCTGCCTGTCCTGTACGAACTGGACAGCAGGGACGAATGGACAGACCCCAGCGCATGGCCTAAAGCTAACCCTGGCCTGGGGGTAATTAAGAAGCTGGACGACCTGCAGCAGAAGGTGGAAAGGGCCAAGAACAACCCTAATGAGCGCAGCGGCGTACTAACCAAGGAATTCAACGTTAGGGAAACTACGCATAACGCATGGCTAACCTTCGAGCAGCTGAACAACGAGGAAACCTTTGACCTGGAGAACTTCCGCGGCTTTTACGCCATAGGTGGAGCCGACCTGTCCAAGGTAGGCGATCTAACCTGCGCCACTTTGCTTATGCTAGACCCCAAGACAGAAAAGCGGTTTGTTACGCAGATGTACTGGCTGCCCAAAGAGGGGTTCACAGAGCGCGTGGAGCAGGACAAGGTTCCTTTTGATGTATGGCATACCAGAGGCCTGCTGCGTTTGTGTGAAGGCAACACGATTGATTACCGCGATGTTACTTCGTGGTTCCTAGAGATGATGGAAAAGTACAGCATAACGCCACTATGGATTTATTTTGATGCCTGGAGTGCCACCTATTGGCGGCAAGAGATGGAGGCCGAAGGCTTTAAGATGGTTCCTGTTCGCCAGGGAGCCAAGACATTAAGCCTTCCCATGCAGCAGCTGGGCGCAGACCTTGCGGCCAAGAAGGTAAACTACAACAATCACCCGATCCTAAAGTGGTGTTTGTCCAATACAGGCGTTGTGGAGGACAGGAACGGCAATATTGTGCCAGCAAAGGCGCAGATAGCCAAGCAGAAGATTGACGGAACAGCAAGCCTTTTGAACGCTTATGTGGGGCTAATGGAGCGTTACCAAGAATATCTGAACGCATTATAAGGAGGGGCGAAATATGCCTAAAACGATAACCAGCGGCCGGCATAGAAAATTCCGCATGAAGGACAAGAAAATAACCATTTGGGGAGCCACTTATGGCATAGATGAATGGGGAAACCAAGTGAAAATACCGGGGCCGATACCAGGCGGCGAAAATATTTGGGCCTATGTGCGCCATGCCAGCGGCAGCGAATACTATGGAGCTGCGGGGGTGCAGCAGAAGGTGGAGATGATATTTGAAATAAATTGGCGGGATGATATTACACCCAAGAACTGGATCGTGTATAAGGGCAAGGAGTACAACATAACCAGAATTGATGACTTTGAGGGATACAAGGATACCCTGCGAATTTACGCATACGCCAGGGAATAGTGCAGGGAAAAGGGGTGGCCTGCAGAATGTTTACCCTGTAAACAAGGGGTGAGAATGACGTGGAAGGAGAAAAGGAAAACTGGGCCAAGCATGGCCTGCCCGATGGATGGACACGGGCCACCTTTATTGTTCGCCAGGACTTGCTGGAGAAGCTGAAAGATCATGCCTGGACGGAGCGAATGACCCTCAAAGAGGCCGTGGAGCAGATGATGGCTGAATATTTGGCAGACAAAAACCCGCTGCAGCGCAGAAAGTGAGTTTTTGAAGCCTTTGGCCAGAAAAACGAAGCCCTAGAATGGCCCAGGAAGGGCGAAAGCGCATGGGGTAAGGGGTTTATATGCCTGCAAAAAATGGCCTTTAGAGCGCACCAGGAGGCCCAGGAGCAAAGAAGGGGTTTAGCTGGGCATTTGCTACGCCGCGAGCTGCAACGATATTAGAAATTGCGATTCTGCAAAAACTAATAGCGGCAAACCCCACGCGAGCGCGAGCTGCACCAGAGAGCAGACCCCTCAAAGTGAGGGAACTGCTCGCTAGGCAAACCCCACGCGTGCGAGCTGCAACCAATTTTCGCAGAATCGCAGTTTTTGGTATCAACGGCAGCAAACCCCACGCGCGCGCGAGCTGCACTTTCACCCTCCGCAAAATTTTGCAGGGGGTCCTTCAGCAAACCCCACGCGAGCGCGAGCTGCAACAAGAACGCTTCGGGAAACATTTCCCCAAGCGATAAAGGGCAAACCCCACGCGCGCGCGGGCTGCACTCGGATGTAGGTTCAAGTGCTCAAAGTGAGCACGCAAACCCCACGCGCGCGCGGGCTGCACTCTTCGGTGGTGGACAATTTTCCACCACCGAAAGCAAACCCCATGAGCGCGAGAGCTACAGTTTACAGAATACGGTGGCAGTTACCATAATGTTTGTTATGCACAGTAGCAAGGAAGCCCTCTAGCTGGGCTTTTCTTTATTACCCGCGTTATCCCTGCATAATGCCCAAAAACCCGTATATTTATTAGGGGTGTTTGTGTGAAAATGGGGTTGACTATATGAAAATGTTACGCTATACTATAGATGGAGGTGCAAGGAATGGAAAAATTACTAACCACCCAAGAGGTAGCAGACTATTTGGGACTAACACGCAGAACCATTTACACCTATATCGAAAACAAAACCTTGCCAGCAGTTAAGATCGGCAAAGAATGGAGGGTAAAAAAGACCGAACTGGAGGCGTTCATTAACCGCGGCAGCGGTGAGATAAAAGAAAAGGAGGCGGGAACGTGAATAAGATCGTTTACTGGACTGATGAGAAAACAGGTGCTTGTGTAGAGCTGGCTGGCACCAAGTGGGACGGCGATTTGAGCGACGAAGAGCTTTTAGCAAAAGCCCGGGAAGTTGCAGAGCAGGAAGGTATGGATTTGAGCTACGGAGAAATTGTCATTGAAATAGAAGAGGAAGCAAACTGACCCACTTCGGTGGGTCTCTCCTTACTTGGGCAAAATTGATGATCTTGACTATTGGGATCTGCTGGCCTACAAGTGCGCCAACATGCTGTGGGGTGGCCCTGGGAGCAGAAGCACTTCGACAAGGGATTAGGAAAGGACAGCGAACAGGACAGCAAGACGGACGCGGGGAGGGACACGTCTTGACAGGAGGACAGGAACGGCGTACAGGGCTGACCGTTGCGGAAGCCGCAGATGTCCTGGGCATTAGCAAAGATGCAGTTAGAAAGCGTATTGCCAGGGGGACACTACGAGCCGCCAAGCAGGACGGCGAATGGATGGTATTCCTGGACGATGGCGACCAGTACAAGACAAGCAGCCAGGACGCAGAAGATACCAGCCACTTCTGGGAGCTTATAAACGATCAGAAACAGGAAATTGAACGGCTGCGGCAGGAGTTGGAGAAAAAGGACGCGTGGATCACAGAGCTTATTCAGAGGATACCACCCCAGCTGCCAGCACCAGAACAACAGGCGGCGGCCACGCGTGAAGGTTGGTGGCAGAGATTGTGGCGCAGGAAATGATGCAAGCTTATGAACAGTTGTGAGGCGAGCAACCTTGACCTACACCCCCAAAAAAATTTCTCCAAAAAAGAAGGGGTTTAACAATCATTTAACTATCGTATGTAGTTTAAGCTGGGGTTTTAATTTTGAGGGCCTGAAAAGATGTTGTTTGACGTTGTTGAATTATAGCGGTTTTTTGCACAAACTAGCAGATTTTTGACACCGCGGGGGAGGTGTGGCGGACGGCAAGAAGGGGTTCGAGAAGGGNTTTCTTGGTAAACGTCGAATACATTGATCATTAGAAACTTTGACAAAAGAAAAAGCCACTCTTTGTGCCGGGCAGGGCAGAGTGGCTACAGCTGGGACTTGAACGACGCGGACGAGCGNTNAACGTTCAAGTTGTAAGGGTAGTATACCCTTTGTATATCTAATATACAACACAAAAGGTGTAAACCCTTCCCAAAACCAACATTTTACTTGTTAAATATTCCGTAGTGGACAAGTAAAGAATACCAAGACCCTGCCAATATGAGGCGGGTTTTTTTATTGCCCGCCACCACTACAAGCCAACAGGAGGGCAGAAAATGACGATGATGGCAGCAGCAAGACATGTGCCAAGTGAAACGTTAAGACAGGCCAGAGAATACATAGGCCGAGGGTGGGCGTTAATACCTTTTTCACCAACGAACAAAAACCCACTCTTTGACTTGTTACCACCTTCGGAGGACGGCCAAGGCGTAAGCTGGAAGCCACTGGCCAAGAACAAGGCCACAGTAGAAGTTGTTCAAAGGTGGCTAGAAGCATGGCCTAATATGAATTTGGGCGTTATATGCGGCCAGGCAAGCGGGATCGTTATCATTGATGTTGATAAGCCGTTAAGATGGCCCGTACAATATGTAACCCCAATGGTTAAGACGCGCCGCGGATACCACTACTATCTGAAAACCGACAGGCCTTATAAAAGCACGGTTATTAAAAACAAAGCAGGCGAACCTTGCGGTGAAATTCGTGCTGAAGGAAATGTAACTATCATTCCACCGTCTTTTCACCCTGAAACAG